GCGTTCGCGTAGCGCCCGGTCGTCGCCGCGTTCGCGGAGTCCCCGGTCGTCGCCGCGTGCGCGGAGCGCCCGGTCGTCGCAGCGTGCGCGGAGTACCCGGTCGTCGCAGCGTTCGCGTAGCGCCCGGTCGTCGCCGCGTGCGCGTAGTCCCCGGTCGTCGCAGCGTTCGCGTAGTCCCCGGTCGTCGCCGCGTTCGCGGAGTCCCCGGTCGTCGCCGCGTGCGCGGAGTCCCCGGTCGTCGCCGCGTGCGCGTAGTCCCCGGTCGTCGCCTTCACAGTCTTTGACGGCTTCTTCACCAGATCGAAGACCGCCTCAACGTGCGCCCGCACAATGCCAGGGACGCCCAACGATGCGCCGATAGTGATCTTCCGGCCCGCGACCTTCGAATCCCCGGTCGACTTCTCGGTGACGCCGTCGAGTTCCACCGCGTGGAACCGGGAGCCGATGGGCGCGTAGTACGTGAACGCGTCCAGCGGCAACGTCACCGCGTGGAACCCGGTCGCGCACATCACCGCGGCGCGATCCTGCTCGTACGTCTTACCCTCTTCGTACTGGAACCCCCGGCAACGGAGATCCTTATCGAAGCCCTTGAATGCGGTGATGCTCACGGATGGTTCGCCTTTCTGGTCTGTTTCGTTTCTGGGTGCGGACATCACGCCTCCCCGCGTGACTGTGCTGCAGCGAACTCGGCCGCCGTGATGCGGTCGTACTCCGCCTCATCCATCAGGTCCTCCGGCGGTGTGAAGATCGTCGCCGGGCGGCCGTTGTCGCGGCCGATCTTCCCGGCAACCGTCGGCTCACCGGTCCCGTCGGGCGTCTCCACGACGTCGGCGTCCACGACGTCCTCACCACGGCCGAGCATCCCGTGCCGGGTCAACGCCGCCGTGCGGATACCGTCCGTCATCTCGCCCGCGTCATCACACCGGTCGAGGATGTCCTCAACCTCGTCGTGCGTGGGAGCGGCCGCGATCATGCCCTTCCAGTCGCGGGCCGGCGTCACCTGCGACTCGTCCACCTCCACGGCGCCCATCTCGTCGCCCGTGTAGATGCCGGACAGGTCCTGCGGGAACGCTTTACGCAGCACGAGCGCTTCTGCGCACTTCGCCAACTGGCCGGGCCCCTGCCGCGTCCACATGTCGTTCAGGGACCCGTCACGCTTCGTCTGCGCGTACGCCCCCCACTCTGCGACAGCGACCATCGGGCGCGACCAATCCGACCGGTACACGGTCGCCCGCGCCGCCAAAGGGTGATCGCCGTGCAGCGACGGCACGAACACGTCCACCCACTGCCCGTCCTTCGTCAACCACTGGACCGGGTCCTGCCCGGCGTACTTCTTCGACCGGTCCGCGACGACCCGGAACCCGTCAATACCGGTCTGGATCGACCATTCGACGCGACCCTTCGACAGGCGGCCGATGCAGTAGATCTGCCGTGCCAACGGGTCGAGCCCTGTCCGGCGTGCCAGGGACAGGAACTTCTCCACAACCGGGCGCGGTGCCGGTTCGCGTTGCCCCTGACGGTCCCCGTACGTGTACGTGAACACCAGCCCGGCAGCCTCGACGATCGCTTTCTCCGCGTCCGACCAGGACGACACGTCCCCGTTGCCGGGAAGTGTGGTGATCTCGTTGCTCATGCGACGTTCCTTTCATATGAGTGCGCGACTCGGAGCCGCGCGAGAAGCTCTACAGCGATGGGCCGGATCTGCGGGGTCACTTTCCGGATCATTGGATGCGACGGGGTGACGGTGATCGACGCCGGCTGGCCGCCGCGCCCCTTGCGGATCTCGCCGTCGATGAGTTCCACCCACATGAACTCGATGCACGTGAACTCGGGCACGCACAGGAACTGCCACGCCAGCTGCCGCCACTCCTGTAGCGACGGGCCGGTGACGACTTTCCCGTGCTTCGCTTTGCATTCCGCACCCTGCAGGGCACCGGACGGAAGCACGGTGATGCCATCCGGGGTTGCAGCGAACCCCGACTCCCCCGGGGAGTGGATCAGCGCCTTGTTCGCTTCGATCCCCGCCCACGCCAGCATCATCGGCTCCCACCGGTGCCCCGACTCCGTGTACTCGTTGCCGTCGAATTGGCCGTGCGACAGCTTCGCGGCCAGGTACTTGTCCACCGATTCGGGGCGGGCGAGCATCTGCGCGTCGGACGCACCGATCACCGTTTCCCGGGCATGCAACCAGTGCGCACGGTCGGTGCCGTCGTCGAGGATCCGTTCCTGCCAGGTCATGACGACGCCTCGATTCGCGCCCGGGTCAGGTCCGGGTCATCGTCCGGCTCTTCCTCCACGATGGCGGTGATCCTGGCCGCCAGACGCGGCACCCAATACGCGGCCTCCTGCTCGAGGAGCGCGGCGTGCGCGTCGCACAGGTAGTCGACGTCGCACTGGCATTCGCTGTCCGGGACCATGTCGAACGGGGTGGCCATCACAGGTCCTCCATTCCGACCATGGCGAGCACCGCGGCAACGTTGACTCGCGTGTTGAAGCGTTCCCATTCGGGCAGCGACCGCATCGTGAACACGATCGAGTGGCGGCCATCGGGGCCCTGCTGCACGGTGAACACTTCGTGGACCATGCCGGCGAGTGTTGCGACTGCGATCATCGCGTTGATGTGGTCGGCGACCGTCGACTTGCAGCCGCAGTTGATGGTGTGCTGTTCAGCCCACCCGACAACGGTCATGTCACCGGGCCCGGGCGGCACGATCTTCTTCTTGCGGAGCATCAGGCCCTCCTCCCCCGGAACGCGAACACGGGTGCCCGGTGCGCGGGTTGCGGGCGGCGTTGCACAGCCCGGTACGTGAACCCGTCACGCAGCGACGGGTCGCGGGAGAACTGGGAGCCTTCGGCGTCGACGTTCGTCCACGTGAAGTCGGCGGGCGCTTCCGTCGCGACACGGGCGCCGCGGCCCGGACGGACGTCCATGTTGAGGTCGCTCATGCGCGCACCGCGCCTTCCTCGATGAAGATGCCTGCGCCCGGGCCGTCGCTCACCCGAGACACCCACACCTGGTAGTCGTTCTCCCGGGCGAGGTCCTCGATGATGCCCAGCGACTCCGCATCAAGTGATTCGCCGTTGTCGATGCGCAGCACCCGCAACTCCGGGTGGAACGCCATCGACAGGGCGGTAGCGACCCGCAACTGCTCCGCATGCGACGCCTGCGAGAACGGGATACCTCGGAACGTGAGACCGGACTCGTCGATGTTGATGCCCGGCACGGGCAGCTTCGATGTTGCCGCCGCGAGCGCGGTCGACTTCTTCTCGTCGATCTCCCGCAGACGCAACGTCAGCTGGGCGACTTCCTGTTTCCGGTCGGAGAGTTCCTCCGCGACCGCCCGCCGGTGCTGCTCCTGCCGGATCCGCGCGTTCGTCTGCTCAACGGTCGCGAGCTTCTCGCGGATCGCGGCCGTGTCGATGCGCTTCGGCAGTGCCATGACCTTTTCGCGCTGCCGCGACAGCGCGAGTTCCGCCGCATCCAACGCGACCCGCGCATGGTTCAACGCGACCTGGGCGAGTTGCGCGTCACGCTCGCACCGTTCAACTTCCGACTCACAATGCGCGAGCCGATCTATCTCGATGTCGTGCGCCGCGTTGTGCGCCCGCGCCGCGTCCTCCTCTGCGAGCACCGCCGCCGCCGACACCTCCTCCCGCGGCAGGCTGGCATCCGGCAGCGGGTAGCCGGCCAACTGCCCTTCCAGCTTCTTGACCTCCCGGCCGGTATCGGTGCGAGTGTCGAAGATGCCGCGACGTTCCGCGTCCACGGTCGCCGGGTCGATAGTCAGGTCATCGCCGAGAACCTCCAGCAGCACCCCGACCTGCTTCTTCGCATCCAAGCTGAGGAACGCGTACGGGTCGAACGAACGCCTCCCCAAGAGTTCGTCGAGAAGCTTCTGCGGTGACGAATACTTGGCGCCGTCCTTCGCCTGCACGGTCAACGACCCGGCATCATCCTTCGTCCACCGGCGTGTGACGACGTACTCGCCCAGGTCGACGGACACGTACGCCGTGTCCTCCCCGTCACGGATCGGCTGAGCCGTCGCACGGGACGCTTCCCCGCCCGCGAACGCTGCCCAGATCGCGTCGAGTACGGACGTTTTCCCGGCCGCGTTGCGGCCACTGACGACGACGGTACGGTCGTCTGGGTTCGGGCGGATGGTGACGGCTCGCAGACGCTTATAGTTTTCGGCCTGGAGCGCGATGATCTTCAACGGCATGGTGGTGTCCTTCAAAGTGAGGTTGAAAGTGGGTGGGGTCGCGGTCAGCGGCGGTGTCTGAAGTCGTTCTCGCCGACGTGGAACGCGACAACGAAGAACGCGAGCACGAGGATCAGACCCGCGAGGACGAAGTGCTGGTTGGGCGCGAACACGCCAATCACGAACGTGATAACCGCGACGACGCCGAGCACGAACGCACCGAACGCGGCAACCGGTCCCGGGATGATCACCCGACGCGGCTCCTGGCCGTCGGTCTGGCGGTCCCCGATCGGCGGCGTTGGACGTCTCATCGGACACCGGCTTCTTCGAACAGGTTGCGCATGTCGGTCACGAGCGTGCCGAGGTCGTCTTGAATGTCGTAGAACGTGTCGAAGTACGTGCCGGGGCCCGCGCCCACGTTCTCGGTGATGCCCGAGAGTCGCTCCACGAAGTCTGAGAACTCCGTCTCCGTCAGCAGGCACAAGTCGGTCGGTTTCGGTGGCAGGTCCGCGGCCGTCTTCCCCGGGTTCGTGATGCCCACGATCGCGTCCATCGTCTGCCCCGTGCGCTGAAGATGCCCGTTCAGGCCGCGCAGCATATCCGTCATGCCGCCACCTCTTCCCGGGCGGCGACCGACGGAAGCGCAGGGGCGTCACTACCGCCGGCCGCCTGACCACCGCCGAGGGGCGAGACGATGGCCGACTCGGAAGCCTGAATGCCGAGAACACTCAGCAGACCATCCGCAGCATCCGTGAAGTGAGAACGGATGAACTGCGCCGTCGCCGTGATCTCCGGCGTCGTCGCGTGAATATTCGACGGAAGATTCGGGGTGCCCGGGAACACGAAATCAAACGAACGCATCATCAGGAAGCCTCCGCAAGGGTTGTCATGGACGAAGTGAGCGGTCTGGTGTATCTGCTGACGAAGTACGTCTGCCCTTTCCCGGTGACCTTCGGGGTGCGGGACACGGTCACGTGCCCGTCAGCATGCGTGACGGCCGTTTCCTTGATGCGGAACAGGCCGAGTTCCATCGACCGCTGAGTCGGCATGTTCCAGTCGGAGCCGTTGCGGCTGATCAGGTAGCCGTCCTTGCGGAGCGTGGCGAAGAGGCGGTTCGCGCCGATCTCGATGCCGTTGCCGCGGAGGATCTTGGCGAGGTCGCCGACGAGGATCGCGGTGTCCGATGTGGACACGGCGTCCGCGAACAGGACCTTCGGTGCGTCCTGCGCGACTTTCTCTGCGAGCGCTTCACGCTGCTCGACCGTCGCCGCGAGTTCACGGAGCGCGTCGGCGTAGGACTGCGGGAGCGCTGCAGCCATCGTGTAGGTGCCCGTCTTACGGAGCGTCGGGAGCACCTCGTGCGTTATCCACCACCGGAACTGCGCCGCCTGCGGTTTGTCTGACCGGATCACGACTTCGTACATGCCGGACTCGTCGACGATGGTGACGTTCGGGTTGCCACGAATACCCTCGGTCAGAGTGAGGGTATTCACGGACGTGTCATCCAGCCTCGCGACGACGGCGCTCGGGTTCTTGATTTCGAGGACCTTGCACAGGTCGGCCAGAACGAACCACGGTTCGCCTTCGATGACGACGGTGCGCACGGAGTGGTCCGCGTATTGGAACAGGTTCAGTGCGTTCATGCCGCCTTCTCCATGAGGTTGGTCACCGGCGCGAAGTATGCGGTGAGGTCGATCACCTGAGCGGAGCGACGCGTCGACTGCGCTGCCGGTGCGGACGGTGCGGGTGGTTCCGGGTTCGGTCGCGGCGCGAAAGCGACGACACGACCACGCGCCGGTCGGGGTGCGTCCGGTAATCTTCTGGTGGTGATGGGCATCTTGGTTGCCTCTCGCTATGGCCCCCGGTTGCCTCCGGGGGCTTTCTTCTTTGGGTCAGTCGGCAGTGATGACTTCGCGGCGTCTGAGCCACGCGAGCACGTCGCTCTTGCGGTAGACGACGCTCTTGTACCCGGGCTTCGAGTACTTCGGCCCGACGCGGCGATAACGCATGTCCGCGAGGGTTCGCACCGTCATGCCGGGGATGAGTTCGCAGACACCCCGAGGGCTGAGATACGGGTCCGGCTCTTCGGACTGCGTCTCAGAGGTTTCGATCATCTGAGTGCTCCATAGATGTCGATTGGGTCACGGACGAGAAGAGCGCCGAGCACAGCCACGTCCGCGACGGTTGCGGACTGCGGGCCTTCTTCCACTCGGGAAGCGGCCTCGTTGACTGTCTCGGCGCTCTCTCTCGGGAGCGTCAACGCCTTCGCGCGCGCAGCCCGGACCAGGTCGGTTGCTGATCTTCTGTTTGACATATGCCCACCTTAGACATGCATATGCAGACCCGTCAAGCGTTGAACCGATCTTTTTTCTACATATGCGCACGTGATCTCCTAGGATCGATGCCATGACGAAGACCGGGAAGCGAATACAGCGCGAATACGGCCGCGTCGTCGGACGCGTCCTCCGTGGCGAATACACGAAGCGCGGCATGACACAGGCCGACCTCGCAGAATCGGCTGGCGAACCCGTCGGCACCGTGCGAAACACACTGGCAGGATCCGCTCCGATGACCATCGAACGGTTCGAGCTCTACTGCGCCGCGATAGGCGTCGATCCAGGCGAAGTGCTCCGCGAAGCGATGTCTACATATGGGGGCATCGCGCGACTCCGCGACGAGATATCGGGTCGGAACCTAGACGATGGTCAGGGTGTCGGTGGCGCCAGACAAGATCTCGATGCTGAGGAGTGGTCGGCCGACCCGACTGACGACCCAACGAAACGAAACGTCGAACTAGCCGCGATGGAGGGCACCCGCAAGGGCGACCAACCATACGCCGAATAGTCGACCCCGAAAGGAGTCTCTGTGCATGAACTGGTCCGCCTCGCGGGAAGCATGGGACTCCAAGTTCATGGCGTGTACCTACCGGCTCCGAAGCTCGGTCTTTGGTCACCGTCTGAATCGCGCATCTACTTCGACATGCGGTTAACGCCAGCCGAGCGACGATCAGTGGTCGCGCACGAACTCGGGCACGCACACCACGGCCACACGTGCGACGGCGCGAAGCAGGAGCGGCAGGCGGACACATACGCGGCGCTTCTGCTGATCGCCCCCGGCGCGTACGCGCGCCTCGAAAGCATTGGGCTCTCGATCACCGACATCGCGGAGGAACTCGACGTGACGGAACGAATCGTGACTGCGTACACGACGCACTGCCTGTCGCGCATCGGCGACGCAACCTACCGACGTCCCAAGATGGGCTTCGGTCAATGGCAGTTCCGGAGCGCATGATGGCGGAGCCAACCGAGTACCAGACCAGCGCAGGCAAGCGGTACCGCGTCCAGTACCGAAAGCCGGATGGTTCGCCGACATCGAAGCGCGGCTTCAAAACGAAACGCGACGCGAACCTGTTCCTCTCGACCGTTGCCGTGAAGAAAGCGACCGGCACCTACTTCGATCCTCAGGCCGCGAAGATCACTATCGGCGAACTCGGCGACGACTGGCTACGCAACAAGAAGAAGGCACTGAAACCGTCCGCATACGCACCGCTCGAGACGTCATGGCGCGTCTACGTGCAGCCCAGGTGGGGTACAACGCAGATCGGCGTCGTGCGCCCGTCAGCCGTAGAGACATGGATTCGCGAACTCGGTGAAGGCGTCGCGAAAACGAACCGGGTGCGCACAGGTCTGAACGGGAAACCACGGTCAGCGTCGGTCGTGCTGCGTGCCGTCGGCGTCCTGGCCGGCATCCTTGATGGTGCCGTGCGGGATGAACGAATCCCGAAGAATCCGGCTCGCGGAGCGTCGAACCTACCGCGGAAGAAGTCGCAGAAGCCGCGCCGTTACCTCACACACGAACAGGTGTGGCGTCTCGCGGATGCAGCACCGGATGCGACGCGCAAGACACTGCTGCTGACACTCGCATACACCGGCATCCGGTGGGGTGAGGCGGTCGCACTGCGCGTCCGCGACGTGAACATCGTGCGCCGCCGGCTCTCCATCGACCGGACGGCAACCGAGGTTGAGGGTGTCATCCACACGGGGCCGCCGAAAAGCTGGGAGAAACGCACGGTCCCGTTCCCGGTCGCGCTGCGCAGGCTGCTCGAAGAGCAGAGCCGAGACAAGGGGCCCGACGATCTCGTGTTCCCGGGACGCCACGGAGGCTTTCTTATGCGGCCGGACACGAGCGAGGGGCGCAGCTCATGGTTTCTGACGGCACTCGCGAAGGCGCGGCTTGAACGTCTCACACCCCACGACTTGAAGCACACGGCAGCGAGCCTCGCCGTCAGTGCGGGCGCGAACGTGAAGGTGCTGCAACGGATGCTCGGGCACAAGAGCGCTGCACTGACGCTCGACATCTACGCGGACCTGTTTGATGACGATCTCGACGGTGTCGCAGCTGCACTCGATGCGCAGATCGACGCCGCCGTCCCGATGCGAATGTAGCCAAAATGCAGTCACACGCTCGGCGACGAGCTACCGGATAGCGCCGCACCCCTTGGAAACACTTACCGTGCCGCCCGACGCCTCAGGTGCCCCTGGAGGGACTCGAACCCCCCGATTGCTCAGGCGCCCAGGGACTTGCGGCTGTCTTCCGTTGATATTCCGGCCCATATTCGTCTGATTGTCACGCGTCGAGACGCCTTGATCTGAATGGATTGCAGCCAAAACGAAGTCACGCTGAGCCGCGCTCCGGCTCCGTCAGCCGTTCCTGGATATAGCGGTCAAGATCAGCAATGCGAAACCGATTCAGGCGCCCGAATTTGCGATACTCCGGCCCATCCCCGGCGTGGATCAGGTTACGGAGCGTCGACACCTTGATGCCGAGGTACCGGGCCGCTTCCGTCGTCGACAGCCATTCCGACGCCGGCGCTTGGGGCGCGCACTGCGTGGGCGGTGTCCAGTCGCGCAGTACGAGCGCGATCGCCGCATCGACTTCTTCACGGATCAGCCGACGAAGCGCCCGCGTCAATTCGTCATCCACGCGAGCATCATGCCTCAGATCATGATCCGCAGCAGTTTTCTATACCGCGGTATGGTGACGCCATGAGACGTCTCGTCGTTACGGCCCTAGCGTGTGTCGCGGTTTCGTTCCTCGCGGCCTGTTCCGCACACGCGAGCACGCCCTCTTCCACGCACGCGAAAGCTGCGACCACATCTGTACCGATGCCATCATTCACGGAGTATCCCGCGCTGGGAGCGAGCAGCACCGCGGCGCCTTACCCATCTTGCTCGTCGCTGGTCGCAAATTGGACGGGCGCAAACGGTCCACTGTGGGTGACGGTCCAAGACGTCGACGGCATAACACCCGTGACGGTACAAATCACCGAGACGAGTGGGGTCACGGTATCGGACTCGTTCACGATCCCCGCTGGCGAGAACTCACATACGTTCATCGAGAAGTCGGTTGCGCCGACCGATGTCTCCAAGGTCCTCGTGACGACGCCGGGGAACGACGATTCGCTAGGTGGCAGCTGCTGGGCACAAGGTGGACCGAACGATTAGATACGCACATCTTGGCGTCGCAATATCCCACGTGCGAGCCTGTTCTACATGCGTGATGATCCGGGTTGGCTTCACTTCACCCAAACGTCAGCACGCCGGGATGCGGCAGTCGGTGAGCGTGGCCTGAGCGTCACGGTCGTTGAGGATGGTGTGACGATCGTGGTGACGCGTGACGGGCGTCCGCAGGCGTGCACGATCGGGTGGGGTGACTGGGACCTGCTCGTACACCACGTGGAGAACGAACGGGACCAGAAATAAGGTGCGGCCCCGCCTACCGGAGTAGACGGGGCCGCAGGTCAGAATTCTTATGCGTAGACGAGTTCAGCCGACCGGCTGCGCGTCGTCGTGTTCGTCGTCTGGCCGCCGACCTCACGTATCGCCAACAC